ACGGTAGGTATGGCGGTGGGTCGGATGCAAAGTACGTTACGTCCGGTGCAGCCGGTGGCAGTGGTTATGCATCCATCGCTGACCCGTATAGCGGTGGCATTGAGGTGGACTTACTCGCCCTTATGAATCGGGTAACGGCGTTAGAGAACGCATAGGCAAAACACAACATATTGTGCCTCGATTAACTATTGACCACAATATGTTGTATTTTTGTACATTAAACCGTTAGAATATAAGCACTTACAGGTTACAAAGTGCCCCGTCTTACTTTGGCTTCTATAATACAAAGTCATCTCTCATCACACAGGTATCTCTACAAATGAATAACTCTGCTATTCAAGTATCAGAGGTCGAAGCTAAGGGCTTAACAGACTGGGCTAACGAGCCTTTAGTTACAGACCTCAAGCAAGATTTCACTGACGCTAAAAACGAGGCTGATACACATGTAGCCGATGTTAAGCGTTGGCTTGATAATCTACATGTACAGGGCAGTGCTAAGATCAGCACCCCTGACGGCAACTCTAAGTTACAACCTAAACTAATCCGTAAGCAGGCTGAGTGGCGTTACTCCGCTTTGTCTGAACCTTTCCTAAGCACACCCGATGTGTTTAACGTAGCACCCGTTACCCATGAGGACCGGGACGCTGCACAACAGAATGAATTGGTTTTAAATAACCAGTTCAATACCAAGATTAGTAAAACCCAGTTTATCGACGAGTACATTCGCACTGCAGTGGACGAAGGTACTGTTATCGTCAGAGTCGGATGGGACTATGAAGAACGTGAAGAAACACGTTCTGAAACCGTCTATGACTACACCCCTGCAAACGATCCCTCGACCTTTGCCCAGTATCAACAACTGGCTTCCCTTGCTCAGAGCAACCCTGAGTCCTTCGCATCTCAAGTCCCTGAACACTTGCAAGAGGCATTACGCCTTTCAATGGAATCAGGACAGATGCTTGTTCCGGTAGAAGCAGGCACCAAAGAAGTCACGGAAACTGTGACAGTTCGGAACCTACCTACGCTGGAAATATGTGATTACCAGAATGTTGTTATCGACCCTTCTTGTGGCGGTGACTTCACGAAAGCACGCTTTGCTGTGTACTCGTTTGAAACATCATTAGATGAACTTAAACGGGATGGTAAGTACAACAACTTAGAGAAGATTAACATCACCAACTCAACGATTCTGGGCAACCCAGACCACGTTGCAAGTGACAATAGTTCCTTTAACTTCAATGACGAGCCGCGTAAGAAATTCGTTGCTCATGAGTATTGGGGCTACTGGGATATTGATGGTGATGGCATTGTAAAACCAATCGTTGCTGCATGGGTGGGCGATGTATTGATCCGCATGGAAGAGAATCCATTCCCAGATCAAGCCCTACCCTTTGTAGTCGTGCCTTATCTCCCGGTCCGTAAGAGTCTACACGGACAGCCTGATGGGGAATTACTGGAAGACAACCAGAAGATTATCGGAGCCGTTACCCGAGGGATGATTGATATCCTGGGTAAGAGCGCGAATGGTCAAACCGGTGTGCGTAAAGATGCACTGGATTTAACCAATAAGCGTCGATTCGATAAAGGGCTGGATTATGAGTTCAATGCAAACGTTGACCCTCGCCAAGCCATCTTCATGCATACCTATCCAGAAATCCCTAACTCTGCACAAGTGATGTTGCAGCTGCAAAATGCAGAAGCAGAATCACTGACTGGCGTTAAAGCATTTAACAATGGCATTAGTGGTCAGGCATTGGGAGATACCGCGACAGGCATTCGAGGCGCACTTGATGCGGCATCTAAACGTGAGCTGGGCATCCTTCGTCGATTAGCTGACGGTATCATCCAGATTGGTCGTAAGTTCATTGCGATGAATGCTGAGTTCTTGTCAGAAGAAGAAGTCATTCGTATTACCAATGAAGAGTTTGTGACGGTACGCCGTGATGACTTAGGCGGTAACTTTGATTTGAAGTTGTCGATCTCTACAGCAGAGGAAGACAACCAGAAAGCGCAAGAGCTGGCATTCATGCTACAGACCATGGGTAACTCAATGGACCCCACAATGTCCCAGATGATCCTTTCTGACATTGCCCGTCTACGTAAGATGCCAGACCTTGCGAAGAAGATTGAAGAGTACAAGCCACAACCTGATCCAATGGAACAGAGTTGAGCTAGAACTGCAAAAGCTACAGGCTGAAATCCAGGAACTCCAGAGCCGTGCTCAAGAGAACCAGGCACAAGCGCAATTGGACATGGCTAAGGCAGGTGCTGAACAGGTGAAAGCCGGTAACGTACAGGCCGACACTGATATGAAGAACTTGGATTTTGTAGAGCAAGAGTCTGGCGTTAAGCAAGAACGTGATCTACAGAAACAAGGTGAGCAGGCGAAATCCAACGCCAAGCTAGAAATGGTTAAGGCTTCCCTCGCTCAGAACCAACAAACAAACTAACCCCTTCCCCTACCGCACCCCGCAAGGGGTGCATCTTTCCTACTTAACTCCCATACGGGAGGACACGGAGTAATAATGTCTAGCAATATTGAATCATTAGAGTTGAACATTCGCGCTGCACGAAAAACAGCAGAACTGGGTAAAGCCCTTGATCGACTTTCACACAACAACGATTTTAAATCCCTGATCCTTGAAGGCTACTTTGAAAAGGAAGCCATTCGTTTGGTGACCTTAAAAGGTGACCCCAACATGCAGGACAGTGACAACCAAACAGCCCTTATCAAGCAGATGGACGCCATTGGCGGCTTACGTCAGTACTTGTCTGCGGTGCTACAGCTAGCACGTATGGCAGAGAAAGCACTGGTCGAGGACGAAGAAACCCGTGACGAAATCCTTGCGGAAGAGGTGTAATTTATGAATGACGAGCTGCTGAACGACGATAACTTGCTGGAATTGTCAGACGAAGAAATTCTGGCAATGGACGCACCTGAATCTATGAGCAGCGCTGAAGCAGAGGGGGCTGATGAAGCCCCTGAAGCGGATAGCGGTGATGATAACGAAACCGCTGAAACGAACGAAGACGATACTACAGAAGATCTTGAATCTGAAACAGAAGAGCAAGAAGAGCAAGAAGAACAGGACGAACCTGTCGAAGAACCACAACAAGATGTATTTGATACTGGTTCTGAAAAAGAAACTGAAGAAGTAGTCTCACCTGAAAAGGAAGAGTCCCCAGAGGATGACACCGATGAACAAGACAGTACTTCAGAAGACTTCGACTACAAGAAAGAATACAACAGAGTCATGGCACCATTCAAAGCGAATGGTAAAGAGCTGACAGTAGACTCGGTAGACGAGGCAATTCAGCTAATGCAGATGGGCGCTAACTATGGCCAGAAGATGACTGCATTAAAACCGAACCTCAAACTACTGAAGATGTTGGAGAACAATAGCTTATTAACAGAAGCGAAGTTATCCTATCTCATAGATCTGGACAAGAAGAACCCAGACGCCATCAAACAACTCATCCAGGACAGTGGTCTTGACCCACTGGATGTAGATACCTCTGATAACACCGACTACAAACCAAACACTTACACTGTACACGACAAAGAGATTGAGCTGGACTCGGTACTTGAAGAAATTCAAGACACGTCAAGTTATAGCAAAACTATCGACCTCGTAAGCAACAAGTGGGATGAAGCAAGTCGCAAAATCGTTGTAGACAATCCGCAGATCATAAAATTAATCAATGAGCATGTGTCGAACGGCATCTATGCACAAATTGATTCTACGATCCAAAAAGAGCGGATGCTCGGTCGGTTGAATGGGCTTTCAGATATTGAAGCCTATCGGCAAATAGGTGACCAGATTCATGCGAGTGGCGGCTTTGCAAACGAAGCACAGAAGCCCACCCCACAACCTAGATCTACTCCTAAGCCGAAGAAACAACCTGACCCGAAAATGGCAAGTCGTAAGAAGGCAGCAGCACCCACAAAGTCTGCACCTACTAAATCGACTCTTCCAGCCGACTTCAACCCACTCAACCTGAGTGATGAAGACTTTGAAAAACTCGTTTCTTCAAAATTTAGTTAAATTCATATTTATGTTTACTAGGAGTAAATAATGTCACAAGCATATAACGATCCGATTGGTGGAACTGCTTCCTCTGTCGGTGGTCAGATCCGTACGGATTATCACGTTAAAAAAGCCCTGATTGAAACTGTTAAAGAACAGTATTTCTCTCAATTAGCCGATGTTACTGCAATGCCTAAGAACTTTGGCAAGAGCATCAAGTTGTACCACTACCTTCCTTTGTTGGATGATCGCAACGTAAACGACCAAGGCATCGACGCCGCTGGCGCTACTATCGCTGCCGGTAACCTCTACGGTTCTTCTAAGGACATCGGTGCTATCGCTGGTAAGTTACCTGCTCTTACTGAGCATGGTGGTCGTGTTAACCGTGTTGGTTTCAAGCGTGTAGAGTTAGAAGGTTCAATCGAGAAGTTCGGTTTCTTCGACGAGTACACCCAAGAGTCTTTGGACTTTGACACTGACGGCGAATTGATGATGCACGTTAACCGCGAAATGCTTCGTGGTGCTAACGAGATCACTGAAGACGCTCTTCAGGTTGATTTGTTAAACGGTGCAGGCACTGTACGTTACGCTGGCGAAGCCACTACTGACGGTACTGTATCTGAAACCTCTTTGGTTACCTACGCAGACTTGATGAAGTTAGCCATCGACTTGGACAACAACCGTACACCTAAGCACACTAAGGTGATTGCTGGTTCACGTATGGTAGACACCAAGACCATCGCTGCTGCTCGTGTTATGTACATTGGTTCTGAGTTGATCCCAACTCTACGCGCCATGACTGACTTACACGGCAACCCAGCATTCGTTTCAGTTCAGCAGTATGCTGATGCTGGCAACGTGTTGAATGGTGAGATTGGTTCTGTTGACCAGTTCCGTATCGTAGTTGTACCAGAGATGATGAAGTTCGCTGGTGCAGGCGCTGCTGATGTAAACAGTGTTGCTTACACTACTGGTAGCAACGTAGACGTATTCCCAATGCTATGTGTTGGTGACGGTTCTTTCACTACTGTTGGTTTCCAAACTGACGGCAAGACTGTGAAGTTCAAGATCACTCACAAGAAGCCTGGTGAAGCGACTGCTGATCGTACCGACCCTTACGGCGAGACTGGCTTTATGTCAATCAAGTGGTACTACGGTTCATTGATCCTACGTCCAGAGCGTATCGCTCTAATCAAGACTGCTGCTTCCCTGTAGTCTGACTCTAAGCCCTGCCTTCTGGCGGGGCTTTCCTTTTCCTTCCCTCCTAATTCGAGTATCCCACCATGACAGATGAAATGATCCAAGATGAGCTAAGTGTTCTTAAAACACGCGCTGACCAAATGGGTGTTAGTTATAGCAAAAACATTGGTGTAGAGAAATTGCGTGCACGTATCGAAGATGCACTCAATGACGAAGAACCTGTAGCCGAGGCTCCCAAGAAAGAAGCCAAAGAATCTGCAGGACAACGACGCAACCGCTTACGTAAAGAAGCAGCTGCATTGGTTCGAGTACGTGTTACTTGTATGAACCCCAACAAACGCGAGTGGCAAGGTGAAATCTTTACCGTTGCTAACTCAGTAGTCGGTACATTCCGAAACTATGTACCTTTTAACATTGAAGATGGCTGGCATATCCCAGAAATCGTTTTCCAACAAGTTAAGGCTCGTAAGTGTCAGGTGTTTAAGACAGTGAACGGCCCTCGTGGTGAGAAGATCCGTAAAGGCACTTTGATCCCTGAGTTCTCTGTTGATGTGCTTCCACCGCTCACAGATAAAGAGTTATCAGATCTAGCTAAACGCCAAGCAATGGCTGGCGGCATTGAGGATTAATTATGGAAGTCGTTGATATCACATCAGGCGAACTCAACGGCACGGGAGTCTTTGACTCCCTTATGCGTGCTGTGCGAGTGCACCTGGACCAGGAGTATAAGCAGAACCGGTTCTCCGGGGAAGACTACTCCAACCTCTACTTAGGTGCGATGAACGCAGTACTGCAGCAATCCATTCAATATGCGTTAACCAAAGAACAGTCTGATGCACAGGCTGCGTTATTGGCGGCACAAGCCTCCAAGACAGTTCAAGAAGAACTCTTGGTAACCCAGCAGCTCCAGAACATGGCTACTGAACAGCTGAACCTAGTGAAGCAAGGTGCTCAACTGGATAAGCAGAACGCAGCATTGGATGAACAGATCCTGAAAGCTGTACAAGACACTGCACTGGTTACCCAACAGAAAGTTAATCTCGTTGCTGAGGAATCCAACACAACCTTAACTGGTTTGAAGATCGCTGCGGAAACCAATTACCTTGGGATTCAGCAGATCAAGGCCAGTTCAGATAAGTTAATGGTGGACCAGCAGACAGCTAACCTGACGCTGGAGTCAGCGAATATCCCCTTACAGGGTAATCTGGTTAATAAGCAGATCGACAAGCTTTCCGAAGATGTTCTGGCATCTACTGCGCAACGTGCACAGTTAACCAAGCAAGGTCTATTGGTGGATTCACAAACCAGTAAGACTGATCAAGAAAGGCTGGCTGTTGTAGCAGGCGTTACTAAGATCAACAAAGAAGTTGAAGTACTGAACCAGCGCAAAGCGACTGAGGAAGCACAGACAGCCGACACTGTTGATGGCGTTGCGGTAACCGGCGTACTGGGTAAGCAGAAGAATCTATACCAGGCACAGACTGATGGTTTCGCCCGCGATGCGGAGCAGAAGCTGGCGAAAACCTTCTTAGATATCTGGTCAGTACAGCGTACAACGGACGAAGGCTTTACTGTGTCAGGTACTGGTTTATCAAACACAGAGATTGGCGAAGTGGTGACCAAAGCCAAACAAGGCATTGGCGTTAGTGTTTAATCCTTTTTGGAAGGGATAGGGGGCGCAAGCCCCCTTTTTTAGGTTATGGGTTTATTTTCCAGTAAAAGAAAAGTTGCAGTTGCCGCCACTTCCGTTCCCCTAATGGATCGTGAAGTTGACCTGTTAGGTGAATCCCTCATGCGATCTATCCTACGGAAGAATGACATTTCCGCTGGGTTAGTTGAAGACATGGTGAATGGTGGTGGACGTAACATTGTACGCGCCTACAACTACGCTAAGAGCGATTATCACTACGGGTTACCCAGTGGCACTGCCGAGGTTGTAAACTACAGTGAGAGCGCCTTAATAGCCGCTGTAGAGGCATCAACAGGTGACACAGTAGTCTCACTACTCGATGTATTGAACGACAGCGGTAATCCAGGTATTGAAGCCAACTGGTACCTAGATACGGTACGAGATCGGTCTTTACTAACTGGTGAACTAACCACCCTCCCTCCTACTTTAATTACAGAAATAAATTCCAGCTGGAATACTTGGGTTAATTCCTGTGATAGTACCCTCACCACACACAAGGATGCGATTGAAGCGTCCTACCCCCAAACAACGACCTACACTGAAGAAAATGCGACAGATGCTAGCAACAACCCCTGTACAAAGAACATACAGGATGTTGTCACCGTAACAGCAGAGTCTTTCTCCAACGGTAGTTACTCACACAAGACTCATGTCGATGACATTGATTATCTAGTGGACGGTAATGGCTATCCAACTGGGCACGAATACACGTACACCACCCGCCAGCACTTCGCACTGGCTGGCGTGGTTTCTTATGAACTGAGTACCGTACGTACTGTGACCCCTGAATATGCTGACGGGACTCTAGGAGATCCGTACATTGAGTTTGTGCCTGATGAACGTGTCAATGACAGCTACCCATTCAGTTCCACAACCAGCCACACTTCTACAGAAACCACCTCACTTGACGGTACTTACGACTTCAGAGCACTGAAGTATTACGTGCAGTACACATTAGCTGATGGTTCGGTAAAATCGTGGATGTATAACACCAACAGTAATACCTATCCTGAATTGGATTACGTGGAAGCTGTTGGATCGGAATCCCCCTTCTACCCTGTTGTACCTCTACGCTACGATAATGATGATTATTGCCATGCGGATCATTGGGACACTGAACGGTACCTCACCAGTAAGAAACTGCTTCGTATTATGGGCATGGACATACAGGCGTTACGTGAGGGCATTAACGAAAACCCTAACATTGATGATGTGGACCATGCGTACTTCATGTTTGGTGTGCAGCTCCAAGACGAAAGCCAATCTACTAAACGTTACCTGTGTGCTTTCTTTGAGCACATGGACTCTTTACTACCTACTGGCGAACAGAGTCAATCTATTCGTATTACAGAAGGTGGACTGGACATGCGACTCTCCTGGGACAATGTGGATACCACAATTCGTTCCGGGCGTATTGGCACCAAAGGCACAGCGAATTCAACCGTCAACGCAACCGCTAACCAGATGGTCTTCAGCGTGCAGTTTGACGAGGACAGTTACAAAGAAGTCACCGTTACTGGATTGCGCCATACTAACTACATCTATGAAGGCAAGACGGTTGAAACAACACTGGCTGACACACTAGAAGATGACGAGTACAACTTCATCATTCCCTTACATGCGGGTGTGGTAGAGAACTTATCTGCGGTAGTGCGTAACGAGCTTTACTTCGATGCAATGCAATTGGTGTTCTACAGTTACGAAGTGACTTATGTGGCTTGGTATAAGCAGGAGTGGTTTCTTAATTTAATTAAGGTAGTGGCTATTGTCCTTGCTGTTATTTCTATCGGTGCTGTGATAGGTGCGGGGTTTGAAGCCTTCGCCGCTGCCACAGCAGCGGGTGCGAGCACCCTTGCTGCGTTAGGTGCTGCAGCACAGGTCATCATCCTACAAATACTTGAAGGGATGGTTACGTCATATTTATTCAAATTAGCTATTGCTCAGGTTGATCCTGACTTTGCCATGATCGTAGCTGCCATCATGATCGTGTACGGTGGATATAAGGGCTTTAAGGCAGGTGGTATCGTCGAAGGTTCCACTGCGGAGCTGCTACTTAAGCTATCAAGCGGTATTAGTTACGGCGTTCAGCAAAATCTAGCCCAAGCCACCTTGGATCTTAGAGGTGAAGTAGACGCTTTCTCAAAAGACGCCGATGAAAAGATGGATGCGTTGGACGAGATTAATAAAGAGTTTGCTTTAACGGGTATAATTGATCCAATGGAATTCATCATGAGTGAACCCATGATCAATCTTAACGAAAGCCCTGAATCCTATTATTTCAGGACAGTTCATTCGGGTAATATCGGTGCAATGGCGTATGACGCTATCACTAAATACCACGACACAATGCTGGACTTACCCAAACCCCAACATACGTATATTTAGTGAGGAAAACAATGTCACAATCAAATTACATGAACACGGATAATCCGTGGATCCCTAATTCCTTAGAGCTTCCTGGTGAGAAGTTATTCAACAACATGACTAACTGGGGCAATACCACCCCTATGCCCATGCCTACTCCCCCTCCTGCTGCAGAAGCCTACCATCCCGGTATGGGCGCGAACATGCCTGCCCCTGCTCCAGGTAACACTGGCTTCAATCCTACCTTCTGGGACAAGATGTTCGGTTACCAAGACGGTAACGTCCAGTATGGCGCGATGGCTCCTGCGTTATTACAAGGTGCAGGCAGCATTGCTCAATCTATTCTTGGTTGGGGTCAATTGGGTGAGGCTAAGAGACAGAATGCTTTCACACAAGATGCGTGGCAGAAGCAGTATGACAACCAAGCCACACTGACCAATGCTAGTCAGCGTGATCGACAGAGTGCACGTGTAGCCGCTGCTCCTGGTGCTTACCAGTCTGTTGGTGAGTATATGCAACAGAATAAGGTGGGGTAACCTATGCCTATTACTTGGAAGAACATTAACGCACCCGACTTTAGTAGCGGCAACGCTCTGATGAAAGCTGGTGGAGAGTCTATTACAGGTGGCTTAAATTCATTAGCTAAAGCTGCTAAAACTTACGGCACTCAGCAAGAAGATCAGCGTGTTGCCGTACGTGATGACAATACACAGACGTTTCTTGATCAGATCGACCAGATGAAGACTATGGATGGCTACAACAACCAAGCTGATCAGTTTAGTCAGTCTGCGTTGTCAGGTCAGAATGTGGATGCTAGTGCAATCATGTCGGCTTACGGTCAACAGAAGGGAGACATTCGTGATTCTATTAGTGCTGATAATAGTTTTGCTGCTAGTCAGTACGAAAAATCTGAGCGAGATAGAGGTATTGCAGAAAAACCTTTTATCAATGAAATCAATGCCTTAATAGCTTCAGGTGATACCGTAGGGGCAAAAGCACTAGTGGATAGTAATCCAGGTGGAATAGCTGATACGTCAGGATTATATAATGCTATTACTAACGCTGAACGGGATAATTTAAAGTTCGAGCAAGGTCAAATTACCCATGGTCAACAACAAGACGCATACAATTTGGGATTGAACCAAGCAGCACAAAATCAGGATGCTGCGCGTATTGTTAGTGAAGTTGTAGCTGGTTCAAGTGATGCCATCTCAGCGCGTGCTCAGGCACAACAACAATTAAGGTTCAACGGTATAACGGGCACCCAGCTGCAAAGTGCAATGGCAGATGTTGATAATCAGTTTAACCAGTACCATAAGTTGTCCTCAAACCAGTCTGCTACCCTTAGTGCAACTACTGAAGCTTCCAATGCACAATATGACCTTAGCTCAACTCAACTGAGTGACACGTTAGAACGTTCATTAGCTGAAGTACCTGTTGATAAGAAGTTTGCATTTGGTTCTGAAAACCGTGTAACCCAAGCTCAGGGTATAGCCTCTATTCAATCTCTTGCACCTAAAGATACTACTTGGAACAACAAGAGTGGCGCCGGAGGTACAGGCTTATCTGAGGAAATCCAAAAAATACTGCCTACGTTAAGAGAAGAATTAGGTATTGACCCAGGTGCTGAAGTTCCCGGTATTATCTTACAGCTTGCTGCTGAAGAGATGACTACGGAAAATGAGTGGCTTGGGGTAGATGAAAAACTTAACGTAGTTGCGTTGGAGAATAGAGCTAAGTTTTACGTAGGCCAATATAAAGAATCTGAAAAGAACTGGCTTCAGCAAGAAGAACTACTTTTAGCTAATAACAGGGATCAGCAAAACCTTCTGGATAATAAGTTAAATGGCCCTGCAGCATTATTGGCTCAAATGAAAAAGGATAATAAAAATAAACTGACGCTAACGGCTAAGAAGCCTAAGTAATCCTTAGTATTTAAGTGGCATTTCAACGATAATAGCCCATAGCAATATGGGCTATTTTTTTTTACCAGAGGTTTTAAACATGAGTAATCAATACCCCGAAGGCAACTCTGCAACAGACTCTTCCTTCGCCAATACAATTAGTGACCAAGAGAACGCTGAGATCGACTCAGCTAAGAAAGTTAATAAGTACGTAGACAACTCGCAACTTAATCTCAACATAGCGAATCTACGGGCACAGGCAAATAAGAATCCAGATGAATCACTTGTCAAAACAGCACTGAATTCATTACCTGATTCCCAGCCTACCCCGGTCGAAAGCCCAGCAGGTGTCTTCTCCGCTGAGGCAATTGCCGCCTTACGGAACGTGATTGACCCAGCACCCCCTTTACCAGAAGTCGCTTCCTTTTCTGAGGCTAAACAAGCACTCACCACTCCTTTAGCTGAAGCTAAAATAACTCAGCTGGCTTCAATAGATAAAACTTCTGCCTTAGACAACACAGTGAATACCAACCCACTCAAAGCAGAAAGTGTGGCAGAGATTCGCGCACGTCAAATTGAACGGATCAAGGCAGCAAGTACAGCAGGTAATGATGTTGTCGCTGCGCGATTAGCGCGTGAAGCTACGTCATGGGCATCTGATGCTGAACTAGGTACTCTTAGTGGCCAAACGAAACAACTGCTTGCCTCTGGTGTACAAGGCGGTGCGCGTGTAGCTAGTCAATTGGGTCAGCTACCGTTCAACGCAGAAAGCGCTGCCATTCTTAGTAATGTCTCACCGGAAGTACAAGAGGCGTACCAGGTCACTCTTGTTAATGCTGCCAAGCGGCAGACCATTGCCGAGCACCGTCGTAAGATCGATGCTGAGGTACTCAAAGGAGGTGCGACGCCTGAGACTCAAGCCGAGTTAGCTAAACTGGATGCCTTAGAAGATAAGATACAGCCACTGGATGAAGCGGGTGTGTCACTCCTTAACGATACGTCTACGTACGGTCCCGAGCCATTGTTTAAGCGAATGGATCCACTGGATTACCCTGAAATAGGTACTGACCATCCCTCATACAGTGCGCTCTTTGGTAACACGAACCGTCAGGTCATGGATGGTTTAATGCGAAGCCTTGAAACGGCTAATGGAATTGATGAGTTCTTCAACAAGGACACATGGTTTGAAGGCGCATTGAACCCACTCAACCGCGACAAGTTGCACGCTGACTTAGGTGAAACTTTTGACAAACACTTTGGTGAGGATAACGACTTAGATGGCGTTAACGGTGTATTAGCTGTTGCCTCTGCGATTGTGGACGGCGCAGGAGATTTAGTTAGTAACCCCGGTGCTACGCTGGAATATGTGGCTGAAAACATCCCACAACTACTGGGTGGCGTGGTCAAAGGCGGACTAATGCTTACTAACGTAAGCTACGCCATGGACGAATACCGTAAAGGTGTGCAAGGTATCCTCGATGACACGGGTAAGCTACCTACACAGGAACAATCAGGTGAGATGCTAGCATGGTCACTGACTCTAGCTGCCGCTGAACAGATCGGTGACGTAGCCGTTATCAAAGGATTACTTAAAGCTAAACCAACCCCTGCATCAAAAGACGCTGCGACTGAAGCCGCTAAGAAAGTAACCCGCGATTCACTCGCTAAAAAGATGGGTAAGCGTGCCGGTACTGTTGGTAAATCATTTGCTGGTGAAGGCTTAACGGAAGGCTATCAAACAACCGTTGAGAGCACGGAGTCTAAAGGTAAGGATCTAAGTACTGCTGATCCCAAAGAGGTCTACACCGCTGCGATGATCGGTGCAGGTGCTGGTTCAGGCACTGTCGCTCCCGGACAAACCCTGGGCGCTGTAAAAGATGTTGTACAAAGTGCCGCATCCAACCGCTTAAATGCTTGGGCCGAACAAGCCAAAGTACGTAAAGAGAAAGCCGCAGTAGCACAGGCTGCTGAAGTAGAGTCATTAAACAAAGCAACAGAGTCAGGTGACTTCGCTGAGTTTGCTGCTGGTACCGGTAATTCTACAGATTCTGTAGAAAATACATCGAAAGTTGATCTCCCAAATAAAGTGGGTACTATTGCCGCCGCACACCAGGAGCTAACGGCGAATGCGACCCAAAAACATCCTGTTGATTTGCAGGAATCACGTAAGTTAGTTAACAGCATTGCGCAGGTCATTCAGGCCGAGAACACCTCACTGGAGGCACTCTCAAAGAAGATCGGTGAAACCACCACTGCCCGTGAGAAGTCTAAGTTAGAGAAGGAATACAGGCAGCGAGTAGAGACACGCGACCAGGCACTAGAGGCAGCTACGGTAGTGCGAGCAGCGCATACCCAATTAGTAGATACAGGAGCATTAGTAGATCAAGTGATTACCGCAACGGAGCGGAGCACTGAGTTTAAAGTTGCAGGGCAAGAGATACTGGAATTACTTCAGGTCAGTCCTGAAGCGATTACATTGGCAGGGGCTAAAGAATTATTAGATGCCCCTCACTGGAATGAAGACGAGCGTACGCAGCTTCAATTACACATTAGCGCCGAACAGTCACTGGATGCCGCACGGGGCCAAACACGCCTCAAGACAACAGAGAATGTTCAGAACGATGTAATTGACGGTGGCAATGGATTTAGGGGTGCAGAGCAATATCGTGCATCCATATTGTCCGCGTTGGATTTCGGAAACGAGTCTATGGCAGCACGGCAGCTAAACCAGCTACGTTCATTTGCCAAACGTCAAGCCAGTAAGTCCAAGGCATTCACTATGGCACACGCACCCTACACACGTAGGGCAAATGATCCGGGACAACCACTCAGTGTCTCTCAGGAAGAGAAGCAAGCGAAACAGTATGTAGAGTCAACATGGAAAACAAGTAAAGGTAAACCATACAACGTTACATTACCTGGTTTTACCAAGTTAGTTGATAACACCCAATTTGAAGCACAAGCCCTACAAGACACGTTAGCGTATGTAGAGGCGGTCGTTAATTCAAGGAAAGCACGTAATGCAGAAGCAAAGACAGAAGAAGTAAAAACTGCTGAAACAACGAAGGTACAAGACGCCAATCCAGACACCTCCGTTGCACAACAGCCATCTCGTGACGAGACTACCCCTAGTAGTACCGAAGGTACTACAGAGGTGGGCGATAATGTACAGAGTCAAGACGTAGAAGTGAATACTGGTCAAGTATCCAGTATTGAGGAATCGGCTACCGAAAATAAAGCAGAAGATGAATATTTTGGGAATAATGCCCAGAATAATCAACAGGTTACAGATAATGAGGCAGTGATTGAAGATACAGTTGTAGAAGAGAAAGTTTCATCTGCCGAGTTATCTGAACCCACCTTGACCGAGTCCCCACAGACTGAGCCTGCTGTTACTGAACCCACACTGGAAGATCAGGTGGAAAACAGCGACCTCAAGCAGTCATTTAGCTTCAATCGCAGTAAGACAAACATCCTGCATAACATGGGCAACCTTGCTGATGCGTTGAAAGGCAGTCTGGATTCAGTGGCTAAGTTCCTTGATCAAGAATCAGTGAACGAATTTGAAGAGCGATCAATTCGCAGCTTTGCACATTTCGCTGACTCAGTATCAGATGGCTTACAGGGTATCTTTGATGTCCGTAGGGCTACGAAGGATTCTGCAACAACTAAGAAAGGTACGGTACTTACCCGGATGGATCCTGCTCAAAACTTTGCAGATGAGAACGGTAATCTAACTGAGGAAGCCAGCACCGCTATCGCTGCAGCTGTCTACAACTGGATCGCAACGAAAGCCAGTTCTACGCTGTACAATAATGACTACTCTATTGCTTCCTTACTAGGTATTGAGGAAGCTGATGTCACGGCTGACATGCGTGAATTGTTCGGTGAAGGTGGCGCATCACAGACCGTGGTGACGCGTGTACTGGGTGCAGAGATTGTACGCAACCTTGGCTTACGCAATAAAGATAAAACGGTCCCAGCTAACCACCTGCCCCGCTTAGAGCAGGCAATGGGTAATCTAGCTGTTGCCTTTATGCGTGATCAAGGCATTGTAGAGTCCTACGTTGTTACAGTTAAAAAATTAAACAGTATGGTAGGTGGCGCAGGCAAAGCTGACTTGGTTATGCTTCAGGCTACATCAGAAGTTGATGAGTCAGGGGATGTTTTGTTATCCGAAGAGTTATCTTCTTTTGTGGAAACGGAAAAGGCCAGCAACTACGTGGTAGGTCGGTTATTTGAAACCACTTTTGCCAAACAATTCCCATCGTTGAAGCCCATTCAGGAGACAGTAGAGAAGCAAAAAGGCACAGTGAAAAAAGTAGC